CTCGTATTCTGTAGACGATACGACAGACGCGTGGGGCGGCGAAACGGCCCCCGTGTTCACTCACGTAAAAAAGCTGTTTTTTGTTTCGTTGGACCACGACACGGCCATAAAGGTGGGCGAAAGCCCAGATTTAACTTTATTGTGAGGAAAGCACAATGGCATTGACCAACTTTGCCGCGCTGACCAACGAACAAAAAACGGTTTGGTCTCGCGATTTTTGGCGTCAAGCACGCAACAACTCCTTCATCATGCAGTTTGCTGGTCAAGGACCAAACTCTTTGGTTCAGCAGGTAACTGATCTTACTAAGTCAGAGAAAGGCGCTCGCGCAGTTCTTACTTTGATTGCAGAGCTCGAAGGAGACGGTGCTGTAGGTGACTACACACTGGAGAACAACGAAGAAGCAGTGAAGGCATACGACACTGTCATCCGTATTGACCAAATGCGTAACGCAAACCGTATCGCTGGTCGTATGGCTGATCAGAAGTCTATCGTAAACTTCCGTGAAACTTCTCGTGACGTTCTTGCTTACTGGTACGCGGATCGTATTGATCAGTTGGCGTTCTTAACTTTGTCAGGCGTTGGCTACGACAAGCGTCCTAACGGCGCGACTCGTCCTGTACTGGCAACTGGTTTGAACCTCGACGATCTCGAGTTCGCAGCAGACGTAACTGCACCTTCTGCAAACCGTCACCTTATCGCTAACTCAGACGGTACGGTAGGCACAGGTGACTTGGCGTCAAACGGTAACATCGGTTACAAAACTATCGTTAACCTCAAAGCATACGCGAAGGATCACTACATCCGCGGCGTACGTGGCACAGGTGGCGAAGAGATGTACCACATGTTCGTTACTCCACATATCATGGCTCAGTTGAAGCTGGATTCAGACTTCATTGCTAACGTTCGTAACGCGGGCGTACGCGGTGGCTCTAACAGCTTGTTCCAAGGAACAGACTCTGTCATGGTCGATGGCGTAATGGTCCACGAGTTCCGTCACGTATACCACACAGATCAAGCGGCTTCAGGCTCTAAGTTTGGCGCTACAGGAACTGTCGACGGTACTCGTACATTGTTCTGCGGTGCGCAAGCACTTGGTATGGCTGATCTTGGCAACGCTGAGTGGGTTGAAGATGAGTTCGATTACGGTAACCAGTCTGGTATCTCCGTATCGAAGATCCTCGGCTTCCTCAAGCCTAAGTACAAGCCAGTCGCAAACACTACGTCTACTCCGAACACTACGGAAGACTTCGGTGTAATTGCTCTGGACGTTGCTAACTAAGCAGCAGCAAATAGCCCGCCCTTCGGGGCGGGTTTTTTTACAGGACGGGTTATGAAACTTGTTAGTGCAAAAAGAGTCACAGTCCCATCTCTCAACGGAAGCATCATCCTTTTTATGCCTGGGCAGCCTGTGGAAGTCTCTGAACGTGACGTTAGAGCTTGCACAGATAGAGGTTGTGTACCGGCGGATAAAGTTGAAGCTGTTGTGGAGACGATGGACCGAATTGAGGAAATTACCAACGCCATACAGACCCTGTTGGACGAAGGTGATGAAAGTAATTTTACATCAATGGGCGACCCGAAGGTGAAGCCTATTGAGCGCATTTTAGGTTATGACATTACAGCGTCAGAACGAGACGCTGCATGGAAATCTTTAAGCGGAGAATGAGATGGCGGTAACAGCCCAGCAGATTCTTGACCGCGCTAGGCTCCAGCTAGCGGATCCAAACGCGACACGCTGGGCTGATGCCGAGTTGATTAAGTACATCAATGACGGCCAGCGAGAAGTTGTGTTGTATAAGCCGGACGCGTCGTCTGCTAATACAGATGTAACTTTGGTGGCTGGCAGCAAACAGGCTATGCCAACAGATTCAATACGTTTAGTTAGCGTAGTGAGAAACACTCATACTAAGTACAAAAGAGCAGTCCGCGCCGTACCTCGAGAAACATTAGACCGATTTCGGCCAGACTGGCATAACGATAAACAAACTACAGAAGTACAGCATTTTGTGTTCGATGAGAACGATCAAAATGTGTTCTACGTGTTTCCTCCAAATGATGGAGCAGGACAAGTAGAAGTCATGTACACCAAAACCCCAACTGAGGTCGCTTCTGGTACTGATACGCTAGGCGTGTCAGATGGCTACGCAAACGCAGTATTAGACTACGTTTTGTACCGCGCGTTCTCTAAGGATGCTGATATCCCGTG